TGCCGCCCGGTGTAACGGACGTGAGTTCGCCAATCGTCGTAAAGACGGCAGGCGTAGCGAACAATGCGCGCTTGACAAGGATCCCTGTGCTGGTGACTGCATTCGACATGAACGGTTCTCCTTAAAGAAGGGTGCTCGACTGGGATCCCCTGATTACGTCGCTGATCCGCCAACCGCGAAGCTGACCAACTGGGTTCCGGCTGACGGAGCAAACTGCAGAATGTCTGCGGTCGTCGCCGTGATCGCGTATCCCGTGGCATCGGGTGCCATGAGCAAGATCACACCGCCCGGTCTGATGCTCAACACGTCTGTCGGATCCTTGAAACCGAACAGCGCGGCAGCTGCATCGCCGCCAATTTCGACGTTGGCGGTATTTGCAGCGGGTGCCCATGCAAGCAGCAGCTTGACACGCGCGAACACGCACGCTGCGCCCAACGCATCCGTCAACGTGCCTGCCAAGTCGAGATCGTAAGCAGCAGCAAGCGACTTGTCGGCTTCGCTATACAGCCGATTGATCGCGCCCAATCCCGCGCCACTGGTGAACACCTGTTGAATTGCACGTTCCAACGGTGCCGACGCCGTCTGCAAACCTACGGTGTTCTGAAGCAGCAGATTCAGAAGGATCGAAACCTTGCCCGTAACACTTGTTGCCATGCCATGATCTCCTTCGTTGAACTTACGTGGTTAACTCATTGCAGGCGAAAGACGCTTCACGACACTAAAGTTGAAAGCGACTCTGCATCTTCCCCGATCGTCTAACTGCAGATCGAATGGTTCTTGAGTCATCGTGACGGATCGCCACCAAGTGCCATTGACGATTTGATCACGAATCGGAAACAACGCGTTGTAAGCCTCTTGCGCCATTACCCTTGTTTCTTCGTAGTTCATTCCGATTGCAACCACTTGCGCGGACGGGCGAACATACGCGGGCAATACCGTTGAATTGTGAGTGCCTTCCGGCGTAACACCGCCTGTTTCTTTCGCGGTCAAGAACGGACCATCACCGATCGGCAGTTTCGCCTTCGACGTGACCTTGATCGACGCCACGCTAATACCAGCTGCGATCCAAATCACTTGCACATCGTCTAAGAAATACTCTCCTAACGCCGGGCCAGAACTCGACGGAGAAAACCCAAACAAGACGTAAGCCGCGATACTCATTACGTTGTTCGTGTTGATGCTGTGGGGCTTGACGCACTGTTCAACGTGAGAGTAAACAGCGTTGTCGTTCCGTCTGCCTTTTTCACCGTAACCGTCGTGCCTACGATCGATTTTTCGAACATGAACTGATTGCCCATGTAAAGAGCCTGACGCACAGACGGCAACGCACCGTCAGCCGGAATCGAATCCGGGATCGTTGTGTCAAGTGCTGCAAGGGCTTGCGTCAGCACGTCTGCGACGGCCGCACGCGTCGTCACAGCAGCATCAAGACGGTTGCCGATGATAAAGCCCGCCGTGCCTGCGATATAGGCACCGGGGATCGGAGTGCTCCACGGATCACCCGCTGCGCCTGCTGCGTTCAACGCAGCGGCGGTGCTACCCACGGTGCCGGAGTGATCCGCAATCGCTTCTTCCCACACGGCATCAGAAATCGCGGCAGCGGTTGGCGCAACGGTATAACCAGCAGTGGCAAGACGTGTGCTGATTGCCACGTCCACGCGTCCAAGTTCTGTCGCAAGTTCAGTGCGAACCGCCGACGCTGTTACGGCAGCAGTCGGATCGTTGAAACCAGTGACGCCAACACCCTTCGCAAGAACGATGTTCGTTCCATCCGACAAACGACGTGTTACAACTGCCCACACATCAGACGCGGTGTGTGACGAACGCGATGAAATCGCCGCGTCAAGCGCGTTGCCGACGATGTTACCGGCTGTGCCTGCGCCGTATGCGCCAGGTATTGCGGTGCTCCACGGATCGCCAGCCGCACCGGCCGCATTCAAAGCAGCTGCAGTGGATCCAACGGTTCCCGAATGATCCGCTAGTATCTCTTCCCACACTTGATCTGCAACGGCTGCAGCGGTTGGCGGTGCGGTGTAACCAGCGGTTGCGAGTCGCGTGCTAACCGCAACGTCGATTCTACCCAGTTCCGTTGCAAGTTCGGTGCGCACTGCGCTTGCCGTCGTCGCAGCGGTTGGATCGTTGAAACCAGTAACACCAACGCCTTTCGCAAGAACGATGTTTGTTCCCGCTGTCAGCACACGTGCGGCGGTCGACCACACCAGATCCGCAGCACCCTGCGCGAAGTCAGATGCAAGTTGAATCGTCGAATCAACTTTGTTAGCGACTGTGAAGACGAACTTGTCCGTGACGACTTTGATCGCGTCAACAACAGTCTTCGCAGCGGCGATATCCGCGCTAACGCTGGCACCAGCAGGCGCACCGATACGGGCAAACGAATCACCAGTCTGCGGAACCGTCGTGCCACCAGTGCTAGTAATATTCGTTGCGGCGGTCAGCACACGTGCGGCGGTCGACCACACAGCATCAAGCGCGTTCGCGGCAAAGCTAGCGGCGGCAATCACGCCAGCAGTGACCGCACCAACTAACACGTCAACGCGTCCGCTACTGAGTGCGTTCGGCGTGCCGGTCAACCAACGATGCACGTTCGCGTTAATCGTGCCGTTACTTGCCTGCGCAGCACTCAAGGTAGCCAGTCCGCCCGACGCTTCTGCTGCTGCAGCTGGAACGCCTGTAAATCCTGCGTTGAACGCATTTGCAACGGTCTTAACATCGCCTGCGTCGTTAATCGTGCCTTCCGCACCGCGCCACGCTACCGGACCAAGCGTGCCCGTGTCCGTCGTATCAAGCGTGAACTTGTAAAACCCGCTGGTGATTTCAGTTGCATTCGTCGCGCCCGCGTTTGGGTTCCCAAATGCACCACCGTTCTTGCTGATCGTGATCGCGATCGTCTTCCCTGTGGCAGGAGTCTTACCGTCACTCGCGAGAAACGCGCGAAAGACAACAAGATAAGCGACGCTTTGCGGAATACGTTCAGCCATAGGTTATCCGAGTGCCGACACGCCAGCAGGCAACAACGCGCGATTTACACCGCCGCTACCGCCGCCTGCGTCATCCGGTAATTTCGTAATACAAATGCCCATAGCAGGGATCGAAGTGCTGGACAAACTACCAAACGCTCCGGTTTGGTTCGTGCGGGTGCCGCCTTGCGCTGTTGTGCCGAAAGCAAATACCGCACGTGACGCGGCGGTTGGAATCACGAACAAGCCCAACACACGATTATTTGTATTCGTTGGCCGATATGCGACCGCATAGTTTGTATTTATCAACAACGTAAACGGTGTAATTGGAAACACAGACAGTGATGCGACAGCGGCCACTTGCCCAGCAAAATCACCATCGTGAACAAACGTGCGTTCAGCGACGGGTGTTCCGAGTGGATCTGAATAGAGTATAAGTTCGCCGTCGTCTCCTGCGTCGATATCTCCGATGAAAGCGGCTAGCCCGCCAATCTCACATGAAAACGGCACTTGAAAGATCAGCGCGTATTCATCGGGTGTCGATCCCGAATTGAACGTAACAGGAGTGCCGACAAAAAGACCTGTCGTCGGACCAAAGTGTCCGATCGTGCCGTCATCAAATTCGATCGTGCAAATAGGTAGCGTGGTCGATTTGGCAGGGCCTGCGCCTGTGTCGATCGTGCAGTATGGAAAGTTGGTCGCGACAGGATCATTACGCTGTGGGCGGACAGCGTCTGTGCCTGCACGTGCGGTCCATTCGATCACCACAGCGATCAAATCACCATCTGCAATCGTCTTCGTCCCGCTTGACATCGTCGCAGTGGCAAACGTATCCGATGCGACTGTGTCTGTCCCGGGCACCAAGTCAGCAAAGACGTCAAACGTGCCGTCTTCGATGCCTGTAGCGCCAACGTCTTGAATCCCCACGCGCAAATTGGATCCTGCGTTAGCAAAGACCACGGTTTGATTGGCGAAGTATATTTTTCCGCCCGCCGACGAAATTACTTTCGACGTGCCTGCGCCTGTTGACAAATGAAGCGTGCCGATATATGCGGTGCTTTCACCAACCGCGTCCATCACGGTTGATCCAATGCTGAACGGATGATCGCGGGAGATCATCAGCAATTCGCGGGGCAGCGCAACAAGGGCCATTGTTTACCGAATCAGAACACACGCACGACGAAACACCGGATCGTCAGCGGCTACGTTGGACTTTGCTTGAAAACGCAACAGGGTCAACGCATTGAACCCGCCCGGTATCGTCTGCCAGTCCGTATCTAATTCGCGTTCTCCTGTCAAGGCAATGCTTGCGTTTTCGAACAACACAACGTTGTCACCGTCGCGCACCGCCCGCAATCCGAACGGGCCTGTGCCAACAAGGTTCGCTGTTACGATGATGCGATATTCGATCGCACCTGTGAGATCAACTAAAATGCGTTCGCCGTTCAGCCCAACGCACACGTTGACGTATGTAAGCCCGATGTTCGTCTTGGTGATCGCTGCGCCCGGTCCAATGAAATCATAAACGCGCACGTTAGTAGACTCTGAGCCGATCAACACACGGCCCGCCAATTGCGCCATCGTAAGCCCGGAAACCGCGCGCACACGTTTAGCGCACAACGTGGCAAGCAACGTATCATCGGCTGTTGTAAATGCGCCTGACGTGTCGTCTTCGTGAACGTCTGCAACATACGTGGACCCGTCATCACGGCGAACGGTCATTTGATAATGACCGCAGCCGGTAGGGTTCGCACTCACGTCGCACGTCCACGGCATGATTTACTTCGTTTCTTCTTTCTTTTCTTCTTCTGAGATCAACCGCTTGTTCAGGTTTTCGATCTTCATATTGACGTTGTTCGCTTCCTTATACGCTTCGTGCGCTGCATCGGTTGCTCCGTCAACACGCACAGTAAGATCCTTCGCCGTTTGTGAAACGTGCTTGGTAAGATCATCGCCTGTGCTTTTTACACTTTTAGCCAATTTGATACTTGTCTTGATAACCTTATCGGCTAAAGCGGTGCTTGTTTCGACGACTTTCTTTGCCAACGCAGCCCGATCTTCCATGTCCCATCGTCGCTGTTCTTCACGACGTAACCGCGCTTGTCGCGCATTGAACATGATAATGATCAGGGTGCATAGCTGCGCCACGATACCGCCAACGACAAGACTTACCGCAGTCGGATCCATTACCCATTACCCGCGTCGATGCGCGCAGCAACACGGGCAGAAATAAACGGCGCGGATTCCGCAAGCGGCCGTTCAATGTATTTTGCTTCGCCGTTGGAGTGGAACGCGTCAAGATCTTCATGCACGATGAACGCATACTGGACCGTTGGCCCGCCTGCAACAACCGTGGCCCAAATGCGCCGCCCTTTACGAAACGGACCTTCCACGTGAATGCTTGCGCGCAGTGCTCCGGTATCAACGGGTGTCCGCTTCTTGCATTCCGTCGCTTCGATCTGCGCTTCCGCATACAACGCGTTGCCGAATCGATCAGGTAGTTGATCGATCAGCTTTTTGAGATCGCGCATTGTGGCATCTGCGCCGACGAAACGTGGAACAGCTTTCGCGGCCATTACCCTAGATACACTTCGCGGAGAATTGGCAATCCAGTGCCGCGATCGATGAATCCTTCAACGTCCAGAATTGCGCCCGTGCTACCGTCAGGAAGCACGATCTTATCGTCCATCGTCACGACAACAGCCGCGTCGAGAAACACCACTTGCACAGTGCTCAGCAACAATTCGCCTTGTTCGTTGCGAACTTGTTTCTGCTTCAACGTCACCAACGCAGGACGGCTAACAGGTGCGGCCCACTGTTTTTCACCGTATGACGTTTCGCTGTCGGCGATGTAAGATGCGTGACTCACGGACGCTTGCAAATCACGCGTCAGTGAATCCGCAATCTGCACACCCGCACGAACGATATCCAGCAGTCCCATTTAGATCGACGGGCCTTGTTCTTCGGTGAAGAACGTCACGTCACAGACGCCGTTCGTGCCGATGTTCCAGATCACCAGCGAACCTGACGCGGGAATGAACAACCCGTTGTTGAAATACCACGTGATGGTTGACCCGATGACAGCAGGAAAGCCGACACGGCGAAAGAAGTCAGCCGGGACCGTTGGACCCGTGCCCCATGCTACGGCCGTCGTTGCCGTGCTGACCGCGTCTCCTGGCTGCTCAGACAACGACGTGACGGGTGACGTAGGCGTGATACCCTTCGCGGCCGGACGTCCTAGACCGAACGTGGACGCTGTTGCAGCGGCAAGGGCAATGACCACTTCGCGCACAAACAACGCGCGTGCGCCTGCGATGATCTCCAATGCAGCTGCAGCCGCCGTGCCGCTAGACGTTCGACGACCAATCGACGATCGGATCAGGCTCATGTCACACCCTTATCAAGTTACGTGTGCTTGCACTTCGGCTGCGCACACTCGCCCAATCGGCCGGAATCAAACTGAACACCGTATCAGGAACCGGCTTCGCGATCACCGAATCCTTGAACGTCAGCGACACCGGGCCTGCGCGCAACGACGTCAATCCGAGGGTTTCGATCTCCGAATTGCCAGCAAGATCGGCAACAAGAAGTTGCCGTGCGTATTCCGCGCACGCTTGCTGCAGTTGAATCGGGATGACATCGATCGGAACGTATTCGATCTTGTTGGTCTTCAACATCCCTTGACGCGGCCACAACAACGCCTGTGTTCCGTCGACCACTTGTCCGGACCAATCGAAATAGCGATCCAGCAGAATCGTTGCCCACAGAATCGCCGCTGATTTCGCGTCAACCGTCGCAGCACTCCACGTTGTGCCGACAGCCGGACGATTCAGATGATATTGATCGGCGAACGCAACGTCACAGTAGGCGTTAGCGTCCGCCGCACCAACCGTCGTGATCAGAGTCGCGACAGGCATTCCGGAATCCTTTACGGCGCGATGGCGACGTAATCGATGATGAAGTCGAACCCTGTTGCCGTTGCCATCGTCGCCGCAACGGACTGATATGTGATTGCGGTGTTGACGTCCATTGGGAGAAACGATGCGCCGTCCGCCAGAACAACCGCGTTTGTCGCGCCTGCGCGAACGATCGCACTGCGCGTCAGTGCCGCGATTGCAACAACCGCTAGTTGAACGGCCGAAGCGGCGGAAACTCCCGCGATGTTCAGCGATGTTGCCGTCGCCGCGTTGCCGCCCAACGCAATCATCGTGAAATCCAGCATCTGCCAGCGAACACCGGGCAAAGCAACAAGCAACGCGCCGCCCGCGTTCACCTGCGCAAGCGTGGTGCGCGTGCGCTGCTTTTTCGGCACGTTGAATTCAACAAGAATGTCTTTGATGAATCGCGACTGTGGTGCGCCGCGTCCTTCGGGATAATGCCGTGAATCACTTCCCATAAAAACAGTCTCCTTTTATTGCAAAGGAATGGTAGGAACGGCCGCAGAATTACGGCCGTTCCTTCAGCTGTTGTCGTGCGCGGAACTTACCCGGCGATGTAGACGCCTGCGTTGCCGCGAATCACCTTGGATCCCCACAGCGCGTCAAGTGCCCACTGATACTGCCGATACTGGCGGCTGACTTCCAACCGCAGCGCAAGCCCGCTGACGTCGTCGATCGCGATAGCCTGCAGCGTGGATCCCGGAATCATCTGGGTTTCCAGCAGCGGTGCCATTGCGAACGTCAGCGCGTCACGATGCAGAAGCACGTTCTGCACGAACGACGCCTTGACGGTAATCGCGGCGGTCGATGCCGGGATCACGGTGTTCAGGCCCGGTTCGAAACTGATCGTGCCGCCGTTCGATACATCGGCGTCACCAGACGTGATCACGAACGTTCCGGTTTGCCCTGCGATTGCAATGATGTCGTTCACAAGGATCGTCCCTGTGCCCGCTGCCGTCAGCGTGACCGTTTTGATCCCGATCGCGTATCCCGCGTTGTTGACCGTCGCAGCCGCAGCAGTGCCGCTGGTGTGCGTCGGCACGCGCTGTGACATCAGCCACGTGGCGCCCAGCTTGCGCCCGATCTGACCGTTCATGATCACACCGTCGCCGCCGCCGAACGACGCGTCTTGGAATGCCCGCAGTCCAAGGGCATTCGCTTCCGCATCTTCGCCCAACACGACGAACCGCGGATCCAGATCCATCAACTGTTTGTTGCCGATGCGCCGCGCGTCCAGATACGCCGACAGATCGGTTGCGAACGGCGTGACGCCACCTGTTCCCGCGAAGCCGTAGATCCCGGCTGACAGGCCCGCCCACAGGTTGTCTTCGATGTAGTTCGCAAGCCCCTTCGCGGCTTCGGCCAGCTGCATCGGCACGATGTTGCGATCCACCTGCGCCAACCCGCGATCGTCCATCGCGAACGGTGCTTCACGCCACTGATCCAACGTGACCGCGATCGACGTCGGCGTAACAGCCGTGACAGCGGGCGGAACCACGTCCGGCGTAACGGCGCGCGTTGCGACCGATGCAGGCACGGCGACGTTCACCGTTGCCATTTTCTTTGCGGCGGTGATCTCGGATTCGTAGTTGCGATTGGCGATCAGCACCAACGCAAGGCGTTCGCGCAGGGTTGCAAGTCCCATCGCGACTGCGGTTGCAAGAAGGCTAGTTGTGACGAGTGCTCCGGCCATGTTGTGAAGTCTCCTTGTCTTGGGAATCAATCGGGAGATTGATTGTTACCAAGCGACTTCACCGAAGCCGGGTTTTGCTTCACCGAAGCAAACCAGAAACAGCGTTCACCGAACACCGTTTCTCTAACGTGGTCTTGCCTGCGATTATCTCTCAGAGACGGCGGCTAGTGATTCACCGAACCACTAGCCGCGCGAATCGCAAAGCGGTTACTTGTCCGCGTCGTATTCGACTCGCATCTTTCCTGCGCGAATATCGGCAGCGTGTTCGCCCAGTTGCTGCGGTGTGGGATTCTTGATCACCAGCTGTCCAGCCGGGCGGATAGGACCGCCGCCGCCAGCTGGTAAAGGATTCGCGCCGCCGCCGCCAGATCCCTTGAACGCGAATGACGCGTCTTTCGTAAGCTTCGTCATCCATTCCGTGATCGACAGCGGTTCACCGGGCTTGTCGACACTGAATTGATTCGCCGCCGCCTTGACGTTGCCGCCTTCGACGATGAACACACCCGCTGCTTTGTTGATGACGAAGTCGAGTGCTTCGGGCACACCGCCCGCTTTCGTGAACGTCTCCTGAATCGTCGATCGCATCGTGCCCGCGTCGGCGCGCTTCTGTGCTTCCTGCGCTGTCGTCGTGATCGACGTGATCTGTTGCGTCAGTGGCGCAACAGCGGCGTTGACCGCCGTTGTGATTGCGGTTGCGATGTCTTCAGGCTTCGTAATGCCCTTCTTTTTGAGTTCTTCTACTTGCACAAGCGCGGCTTTCGCTGCGTCGATGTCAACGCCCGCAAGCTTGTCTTTCAACGGCGTGAGTTCGTCAACCGTTCGTTTCAACGTGATGTTGTTGTCGCGGAACT